CGCAGGGCTGCTCGATGACCGGCCTTTGCACCATCACCCGGCAGGAGACCCGCTGGGGCGACGAGGAGCCGGTCGAGATCATGGGCATCCGCTTCAGCCTGAACTGAAAGGGGATGCCGGGATGAACTACGCAGACAAGATGGAGCGCGAGGCCAGATTGATGAGCAACCTCGCGGACTGGATGGAGACCCACGGCAGAGTCCTTTCCGACCGCCAGCGCAGCAACGCCTACACCGGAGTTCGCATCCGGGAAATTGAATGGCGGGGCCGCACCTACCGCATCGTCGATGTGGACGGGATGACCTGCCAGATCGAGCGGCTGTAATGGAAAACCGCAGCCGACCACGGAGCCGGAAGGCTCTGTTGGTCGTAGTAATGTACACAATTCCGGCCTCATTTCTTTGTTCATAATATGCCTGCAAATCCGGCAGATATAACTTGCTATATTCTCCGTTTAGAGTGATTAATACACTACCGAAAGGAAAACACATAAAAAACGGAGGGCACGACAATGACAGAACTTCAGAACTTCCTCGACGGATTCGGATTCGGGATCAGCGTAGAAAAGCTGGCGGACAAGGCTTACCGCCACATGGCAGCCAAGGGCCACAAGGTTTGTATGGTCAACGAGCGCTACCTGGAGGTCGACGGAACCACATACCTTTTCAGCAAGAGCAAAAAACACGGACGCTGGATTGCAAAGGCATTTTGAAAAAAGGAGGACAAGAACATGGCAAGCAGAGCAAGGTTAGAAGGGATTTGCGATTACAGGCTTTGGACCACCGAGGAGCTGATCGAGGCTTACGCTTGGGAGGCTAAGCGGATCAACCAGAAAGACCGGGAGACGGCCCAGCGCCTGATTCGGAAAGAGCTGAAGCGGCGCTTCGACGCGACCCTCCGGCTCCTGGACGACGAGCAGACCACCCAGAATCCGAAAGGAACCTACCGGTACCTGCTGAACGAGTAAGGCAGCTGCCCGGCAGGAGGCCCTAAGAAGGGCCTTTTGCTCGTAGTAATGTGCACAATTCTACCCGCCAATTCTTGTCACATATATGTGCCCGCATCCGGGATAAATAACTTGCTATATCTCCGGTTTAGAGTGATTAATACAGTACCCGAAGGGGAAAACACACACGGAGGTACAAAACCATGACGATCAACGAAGCGATGAGAACCTACAGACTGCCGAATCCCACCACGCCGGAAGACCTCGAATGCCGCTGGAGCAAGGTCCTGAACTTTGGAGACAAGGTCCTGCTGGCCGGGCACTACTACAACGGGAAGAACAAGCCCTGCTACTTCGGAGCCACCTACGAATTCCTGAGCGACGACCACACCTGCGAAGGCACGATCGGGCTGGCCGCAGCCAGCGAGGTCGAGTTCGAGGATGACGGCCACGCGATCGCTTGGGCGATGCAGCAGTAAGAAACACACCGATCAGAATATCGGCGGGAGCAGCCCTTAAAGGGCTGTATCTCGTACTACCGAAGATCCGCGAGGGTCTATTTTTTATGCCAGATGGAGGTGATCATATGGCCGTCAAGTATTTAATCGACAGGCACGAGCTGCCATATGACGCTATGGTGAATGATCCGTCTGTGCTCTGTCCTATAGAAATAGAGGAAGGAGGAGAAAGTGATATGGCGACCAGAGGAAGGAAGCCCACACCGACAGCGATCAAGGAGCTGGAGGGCAATCCGGGAAAACGGAAACTGAATGATAAAGAGCCGAGGCCAGAAAAGAAGGCACCCTCCTGTCCGAAGTGGCTGGAGCCGGAAGCCAAGAAGGAATGGCGCAGGCTCGCCAAGAAGATGGAGCTCATGGGCGTGCTCACCGAAGTGGATATGGCGGCCTTCGCCGGTTACTGTCAGGCGTATGCCCGATGGAAAGAGGCTGAGGAGTTCATCACCCAGCACGGGACGATCGTGAAAACGCCGTCCGGGTACTGGCAGCAGGTGCCGCAGGTATCCATTGCGCAGACCTACCTGAAGGTCATGAACCGCTTTGCGGAGCAGTTCGGCCTGACACCGGCGTCCCGCTCCCGTATCGTTGCGGACACTCTCGGCGGCGGCACAGAGGATGAGCTCGAAGCGCTGCTGGGAGGTGATGCGTGATGCCGAGGGAGCGACCGAAGAACTACCCGAAACTGAAAAACTATGAGCCGACCCGGTTTATGCTTCCAACCTCGCATTATGACGAGGCGAAGGCAGACCGGGCCGTCACATTTATTGAGAACCTGAAACACACCAAGGGCAAGTGGGATGGGAAACCGTTCTGGCTGCTGCCGTGGCAGGAACAGATCATCCGGGACATTTTCGGTGTTGTGGATGAGAACGGCCACCGGCAGTTCCGCACAGCCTATGTAGAGATCGGAAAGAAAAATGGAAAGAGCGAGCTGGCGGCAGCGGTGGCGCTCTACCTCCTCTATGCTGATGGGGAGCCTGCGGCAGAGGTCTACGGCGCTGCGGCAGACCGGCAGCAGGCGTCCATTGTTTTCGATGTGGCCAGACGCATGGTGGAAAAGGCACCGGCACTGTACAAGCGCTCAAAGGTCGCTGCCGCCACCAAACGGATCGTGAATTACACGAATGCCGGTTTCTATCAGGTGCTTTCCGCAGAGGTCGGGACCAAGCACGGCCTGAACGTATCCGGGCTGGTGCTGGACGAGGTCCATGCGCAGCCCAACCGGAAACTGTACGACGTTCTGACCAAGGGCTCCGGTGATGCCAGGGAGCAGCCGCTGTACTTCCTGATCACGACCGCAGGCACGGATAAGGAAAGCATCTGCTATGAGCTGCACACCAAGGCGCTGGACATCATGGCTGGCCGGAAGATCGACCATACATTTTATCCGGTTGTGTACGGGCTTGCCGATGATGAGGACTGGACCGACGAGAAAAACTGGTACAAGGCAAATCCATCCCTCGGCCAGACAATCCAGATCGACCGCGTCCGGGAGATGTTTCAGGAGGCCGTGGACAATCCTGCTGAAGAAAACGTCTTCAAGCAGCTCAGGCTCAACATGTGGGTGTCGTCTCTTACGCGCTTTATCCCGGAGCAGATCTACGATCTGGGGAACGTGCCGATCGACATGGACTCCCTCAAGGGCCGCGACTGCTATGGCGGACTGGACCTTTCCAGCACCGGGGACATCACAGCCTTCGTGCTCATGTTCCCTCCGCGCACGCCGGAGGAGAAATACGTGATGCTTCCGTTTTTCTGGATTCCGGAGGACACCATCCCGATCCGGGTCCGCAGGGCCTCGGTGCCCTATGACGTCTGGAAAAGCCAAGGCTACCTGAATGCGACCGAGGGCAACGTGATCCATTACGATTTTATCGAAAAGTTCATCGAGGACCTGGGCACGCAGTACCACATCCTTGAGATCGCCTTCGACCGCTGGGGCGCTGTGCAGATGACACAGGACCTTGAGGGCATGGGCTTTACGGTCGTGCCTTTCGGTCAGGGGTACAAGGACATGTCGCCTCCGACGAAAGAGTTCTATAAGCTGCTGATGGAAGGGCGGATCATCCACGGCGGCCATCCGGTCATGCGATGGATGAGCGGAAACGTCGTGGTGGACACAGACCCTGCCGGAAATATCAAATGCACCAAGGCCAAGTCTCCGGAGAAAATCGACGGCATCGTGGCTGCGATCATGGCGCTGGACCGGTGCATCCGCCATGAAAATACGAGCAGCGTTTATGACGAGCGCGGCCTCATGGTCTTCTGATCAGGTGTCCAAAACAGGATAAAATTCTCCTTGAGAAATGTTCTATACTGATATCGTGAAAAAGTGCGAGGGCCACCCGGCTTAACGGGCGGTCCTTTTTGTGTTTGGAGGGACCAATATGGGATTCTTTGAATGGCTGGGCATCAGCCCACGGGATGCTCCCGCGCTCCCGGAGGTGACGGATAACGTCCGCGATTCCGGGCAAACCTTTGTATTCGGACGGGCCGATTCTGGCGAGCGGGTGGATGAGAAATCCGCTATGCAGATCGCGACGGTCTACGCCTGCGTCCGGCTGCTTGCCGAGACGGTGGCAGGACTTCCGCTACATTTGTACCGCATGAAGGACGGCTCCAATGCAAAGGAGCGGGCAACGGACCATCCGCTGTATAAGCTGCTGTACCGGCAGCCCAATCCGGAAATGACGAGCTTTTCTTTCCGGGAGACGATGATGACGCACCTGCTCCTGTGGGGCAACAGCTACGCGCAGATCATCCGCGACGGCAGAAACAACATCATGGCGCTGTATCCGCTTTTGCCGGAATACGTCGAGACCGATCGTGATGAGAAAGGGCAGATTTATTATATCTACCACGCTTACACCGATGAGAAACCCGGCGAGAAAAACAAGGACATCTACTTCCGCTACGACGAGGTGCTCCATGTTCCGGGCCTTGGTTTCAATGGACTGGTGGGCTTCTCCCCCATCGCCATGATGAAAAACAGCCTCGGCACTACGCTGGCCGTGGAGAAGTACGGCAGCGCCTTCTTCAAAAACGGCGCACAGCCGTCCGGTGTTCTGGAGCATCCGGGCGTTTTGAAAAACCCGGAGAAGATCCGCGAGAACTGGTCCGATGTTTATGGCGGTGCCAACAATGCTCACAAGGTGGCCGTGCTGGAAGAGGGCATGCAGTATAAAGCGATCTCCCTGCCTCCGGAGGACAGCCAGTTCCTCTCCACGAGGCAGTTCGGAGTCAACGAGATCTGTCGCATCTTCCGGGTGCCGCCTCACATGGTGCAGGATTTGGAGCACGCGACGTTCTCGAACATCGAGCACCAGAGCATCGACTTTGTGGTCCATACCCTGACGCCTTGGCTGGTCCGCTTCGAGCAGGCCATTATCAAGGATCTGCTGCTGCCGGATGAGCAGGATGAGTATTTCCCGAAGTTCAATGTGGACGGGCTGCTGCGCGGCGATTACCAGTCCCGGATGCAGGGCTACGCCACCGGCATCAGCAACGGCTTTTTATCTCCGAATGATATCCATCGCCTCGAAAACATGGATCTCATACCGGCAGAGAAGGGCGGCGACGATTATTACTTAAACGGCGGCTATGTCAAGCTGGAGGACGCCGGGAAAGCAGCGATCAAAACGGCAGCGGAATCCGCGCCAGATAACAGGAGGAAGAAATGAAGAAATTTTGGAACTGGATACACGACGACAGCGGAGGCAGGGTCCTTCGCCTCGAAGGGCCAATCGACAATGAGAACTTCTGGGGCGATGAAATCACGCCTGCCATGTTCCGCGAAGACCTCGAAGCTGAGGATGGGGATGTGACGGTCTGGATCAATTCTCCGGGCGGGAATGTCTTTGCTGCAGCCGAGATCTACACGATGCTGAAGGAATACGCCGGTGCGGTCACGGTCCGCATCGCAAGTATCGCGGCATCGGCAGCTTCCGTCATTGCGATGGCGGGTGATCAGGTACAGATGTCTCCCACGGCGCTTCTCATGATCCACGACCCGTCCACCATTGCGATGGGTAACGCGAAGGACATGGAAAAGGCCATCGAGACGCTGAATGAAGTGAAGGAATCCATCATCAACGCCTACACTGCAAAAACCGGCCTGCGTCATAACAAGGTGGCGGAGCTCATGGAGAGTGAGACTTGGATGAACGCAAAGAAGGCGCTGGACCTTGGCTTCTGCGATGAAATCCTGTATGAGGCCAAGAAGTCTGAGCCTGAACAGGAACCGGACGAGGAACCTTCCGAGCCGGAGGATGGACCGGTGCTGGAGGCGCAGCTCTATTCTACCAGGCAGATGGGGCTGGCGATCTTAAACCGCCTGCGGACAAGTGAACCTGCGGCAGAAAAGCCGCCTGATGTACAACCGCCTGCTCCCGTGATCGGGATGGACGGAAAAACCGAGGATGGGGCCGTGCCCTATCAGATTCTCAGGGACAAGCTGGAATTCCTCCGTTGAGGAATCCGGCAATTTTTATTTATGGAGGAAAAATATCATGAGTAAGATCATTGAACTGCGTAACAAGCGCAACACCCTCTGGGAGCAGACCAAGGCTTTTCTGGAGGAACACAGAGATGAGAACGGTCTCGTGGCCGCTGATGCCGTCGAGCAGTACAACAAGATGGCTGCCGATGTGAAGGCGCTGGGCGATGAGATCACCCGTCTGGAGGACCAGATGGAGATGGACGCCAAGCTGTCCGCAGCGACTTCCGCGCCGGTCCATGCTGATCCCAAGGCCAGCCAGCGCAAGGGCAACGTCCGTCCGACCGCGACTGCCGAGTACAACGACGCCTTCTGGAACATGATGCGCGGCAACAACTCCCTCGAAGTCAGGGATGCGCTTTCCGTAGGTGTCGGCGAGAACGGCGGCTTCACCGTCCCGGACGAGTTCGAGCGCCAGCTGATTCAGGGTCTGGAGGAGAACAACATCTTCCGTACTCTGGCCAAGACCATCCGCACCAATTCCGGCACCCGCACGATCCCGATCGCTACCGACTCCGGCAGCGCGAGCTGGATCGAGGAGGGCGCTGCCATTCAGGAATCCGACATGAGCTTTGCACAGGAGACCCTGTCTGCGTACAAGCTCGGCTGCATGATCAAGGTCAGCAACGAGCTCCTGAACGACTCCGCTTTCGACATCGCCTCCCACATCGCGCATCGCTTTGGTGTGCGTTTCGGTAACGCTGAGGAGGATGCCTTCATCAACGGCACCGGCCCGTCTGCGAATCCGCAGGTGACGCCTTCCCAGCCGACCGGCATCCTGACCAGCCTTACTCCTGCAGCAGGTAATGTCACGGCGAATGCCCAGACCGTTGGCTTCGACAATGTCTACAAGCTGTATTACAGCCTGAAGTCTCCGTACCGCAGGAACGCTTCTTTCCTGTGCAACGAGACCCTCGTGCTGCAGCTGATGCTCCTGAAGGATGGCAACGGCAACTACATCTGGAAGCCGGGCCTTGAGGTCGGCAAGCCGGATACCATTCTGGGCCGTCCGATCTACACCAGCGGCTATATGCCTGCCCTGACCGGGAACGCCACGCAGGATAAGAACAAGAAGGTGCTTCTGTTCGGTGACTTCAGCTACTACTGGATCGCCGATCGTCAGAATCGCACCCTCAAGCGCCTGAACGAGCTTTATGCCGTGACCGATCAGGTCGGCTTCATCGGCACCCAGCGCGTGGATGGCAAGCTGATCCTGCCGGAGGCCGTGCAGGTCATGGCGATGGGCACCGGTACCGGTAACTGATAAGCCTTAGCTCCGGGGCTGCCTGATGGCGGTCCCGGATTTAACTACAGGAGGGAAAGATCATGAGTACGCATGTACCAAAAAACTACTTCGACGATGGCGGGGATACCCTTGTCATCGGAGGAAAACTCGTAATGGAAGAAGGCGCGGAAACGAGCGGGATTGGCGGCAAAGTGGAAAACCAGTCGGCAAGCTCCGCCAGCCAGGTATCCGCGCTGAAGAATGACTTCAACGCACTTCTGGCCAAGCTGAAGAATGCCGGAGTCATGGAGCCTGATGCATGGAATATCTCCGTCCGACTGGCTCCCGCGCTGACCGATGCCGTGGCTGCGGCAAACAATGCGAAAGCCTCGGTCGCCTACGAGGACGAGGTCATCACGATCACTGCCGATGTGGATGATCTGGAAGAATCCGAGAGCTCCGCTCCCGGTCAGGGCACCCACAAGTGGATCGGCCTTGGAATTGGCACCGGCTTTGACTCCGTGACGGAGGTTTCCTACAACGGTTCTCCACTGACTGCAGATGACGCAGCAGAGGCTGTCTCGGTCGGACTCGACCAGAACGGCGAGTTCGTGCTTTATGTCCGTGCCGAGGAGCTTGCCCAGACCGCGAAGGTCATCACCCTGAATGCGGACGGCTATGCAGAGGTCGCGATCTCCATCGT